ACGCCGGGCGTGGATATCGAGATTTCGGATAGCTTTGACTGCATTTAATCGAACATCTGTTCGGTAAAAATAATTTTGCGACACCCTTGCTTTTTGTAAGGCATTGGCATTATCGTTGTCGCATCGGGTGAACGGCACTCCGATAGAACGGATAAAAAATGTCAGCAGTAAGTGTTACAAACGCAAAGCGCGTAGAAGAGCTTGAGAATCTTTCTGCAAAATCTTGGCAAGATTCTATTGACTCATTTGATCGTTGCGATACAGATGGTTTTCTTTCTCAATGGGCATCATCCTCAATGTCACATCAATACAAACTAGAAGCTCAATTAGTTGCCAATGGTTACATGACCGAGTTTTCAACTTTGGCTGACATGGATGGCAACTTGGTTCCATGCAAGCAGGTCGAAACTCGTTACGGCATATCTTGGGCAATCTTTAATTCTTTTGAAGATGCCGAAGGTTTTAACAAGCCAATCATTCAATGGGTTGGTTTGGGTGATCGCGCAGTTAAGAACAAGGGTTACAAGTATGTAACTGTTGTGACTTTGGGCGAGGTACGCGGCCCTGCATCATTTTATTCAAGCCCTTACATCGCACCAGCTATTCGCGTTGCAACTCCTGATAACTGCCGAATTGTTGAGGTGGCATAAATGGTTACTATCACAATGACAATCACCGCCGATGATTTTGACCGCATTGCCGATACTGCGATGCGTTGGGGCAAAGACTGGCTTATCAAGCAACACCGCTTTGAGCCAGTAACAACTAATTTCTCCTACAAGATGGCGTACTGGGTAGATCGCTACCTTGAAACTCTTGTCTGCCAGCAATACTTGGCATCACTAGGGTTTCAATCTGAAACGCACTTTGACACCGCAACAGGTTCTTACCTAATGCTCACCGATTACATCTCACCAGAAGGAGCAGAACTATGAGCGACATGGAAGAAGATAAGCCTTGTGAGGATTGCGAAGAAGGCACTTGTCAGCTTATTGCCCACATGGGCTTTCCCGACCCAGAAGATTTAGGATGGGAGCGATAATGTTTCTTTTGTATTTTGGAATACCGTTAGCCATGTTGATCGCGTTTGCGCTCATTTATTTTGAGGATGGAGATTTATCGTGAAGGTTATTTGCAAAGACCAGCATTGGTCAGTCAAGGATAATCAGTTGGTGCTTGATACCCCAGAGGGTCAAGAAATTCTTAAGAAGGTCATCAATGTCATCCGCGCTCAAACTCGACTAGAAATCTACGAGCAGATTTGCGCGCTACCTGTAACTCAAGACCGCAAGAAGTTGGTCAAGTTGGGCATTGAGAATGTCGCCCTACAGGTGCAGGATTTGTGCGCCGAAATTGCGTTAGGCAAGCAAAAGTGAGAGCGACATCGGCAGCAGCTTATGAGAAGGCTAGACCTAAATTTGGCTCTAACCGCGCCAAGGTTTATCAGGTAATTCTTGATAACCAAGAACACGGCGCAACAGATCAAGAACTCCAACAGGCTCTCAAAATGCCCGGCGATACCCTTCGCCCAACTCGCCTATCTTTACTTAAAGATGGCTTGATTTACGACTCAGGCAAGACACGCCTGAACGCCAACAACAACGATTGCATCGTTTGGTTATCAACTGAAATCACACAGACAGGATTGTTCTAATGCCTACATACGCTTATAGATGTTACGAAGATGGTTCGTCAATCGAGATATACCAAACCTTTGACGATAACTCAGTACCAGATTGCCCGCTTTGCCAAAAGCAAATGCAGAAGGTCATTCACGCGACACCTGCACACTTTCGCGGGGGCGGTTGGGGTGGGTCAAAATAATGAAATACAAAGAACGCAAAATCGGTAAGTATTGGATTCATTATGGCGGTTTAAGCGGAATCGGTTTTGGGTTTAGAGCCGATGAATATGGATGGGATATTGATTTTATTAAGTTTTACATTGGAATGGAGTGGCAATGATTATCGGACTTTCAGGTTACGCCAGCTCTGGCAAAGATGAAGTTGCCAAGATTCTTATTAGATATCACGGCTATAAGCGCATTGCGTTTGCCGATGCTATTCGTGAAGCACTCTACGAGCTGAATCCCTTTGTATCAGAGCGCCTTCGCGTGACTGATCTTGTGGATGAGTACGGATGGGATTTTGCCAAGAAGAACGCCGAAGTTCGCCGATTGCTACAAATCTTTGGCACAGAAGTAGGGCGCGCACAATTTGGCGAGGATGTCTGGGCGATGAAGGTTCTCAATGAACTGGACTTTCACGACAAGGTAGTTGTGACAGATGTTCGCTTTGGCAACGAGTTCTACGGCATCAAGTGGAATCACGGCGAGATGTGGCGCGTTGAACGCCCAGACATTAAGCCAGCAAACGATCACATCTCAGAACACGCGCTAGACGGCTGGGAGTTTGATCGGGTTATCAAGAACGAGGGAAGCCTTGACGACCTTGCTGAATTAGTAGCTGAGGTGATGAAGTGAACCACGATGAACTGCTGGCGCTTATCAATGATGAGATAGAAGTTTGCGAACCTGAGTGCAACCAACACCAACGAATTAACGCACCTTGGTTAGCCCTTCGCGCAGTAGTGGAATTGCATAAGCCTAAGTATTGGGAGAACATTTACGACCCTAGTTGGAATGGCAATAATTGTTCTATTTGTTTTACTGATGGCAATTTGGAAGTACCTTCCTCAAAGATTACATACCCCTGCCCTACCATCCAAACCATTGAAAAGGAGTTGGCATGAACGAGCGCAAGATCGCCCGTTGTAAGGGTTGCGGGATGTGGGTGTTTGACACCCTATGCTCAACCTGCCGTACACTTGCAAGTAACCAAAAGAGAAAGGGGTCAGCAATGACAACCTCAACTAAGGGAATGGCATCTGCAATCGAAGTATCGAACGGGGGAGAGATTGGCGCACGATAAAGCTCTCGTTACGCTCCCTTTTAGTTGCGGCACTAGCCGTAGGGATTGCGTTTGCAACACCAGCCATAGCCTTTGAGCCTAAACTCGTTGCTATCCAAGAGTTTGTGCATCAGCCTCGCGCTTACGCCAAAACTCTTGTATCGCCAGCAGAGTTCAGTTGCTTAGATCGCTTGGTCAAACTCGAAAGCCATTGGAACGCTAAGGCTAAAAACCCTACTTCATCGGCTTTTGGGATATTTCAATTCTTGCCTCAAACTTGGCAGGACTACAACTTCATAAAGACTTCTAACCCTGTTGTTCAAGTACGCGATGGACTTCATTACATCTACACCCGCTACGGGTCAACCTGTAATGCGCTAAAGTTCCATTATGAACACGGATGGTACTGAGGACATAACCGATTACGAATCGAGTATGATTCCTGAGATTGCCGAGGCCGTTCACTCGGCAGTAAAAGAGGGTTGAGCGCCTTCGGGCGCTCCCTTCTGTTAAGATACTTACATGACCACAATCGCTGCAAAGGTGACTTCTACCAAAGCGATTATCGGTGCAGATTCACTTGTCACATCAACGCGTAAATACTCACATCCTCAAATGGTTAAAGTTGTTGAGCGCGGTCAGTACCTTATCGCTGGCGCAGGATTAAGCGCTGCGTGTGATGTTATTCAACACAATTGGATTCCCCCAACGCCAACAGACAAAGACAAGAAAGACCTTTATCATTTCTTCGCCAGTAAAGTTGTGCCGTCAATGAAGCGGGCGTTCAAAGACAACGATTACAAGTGGGATGAGGATAAAGATGGCGAAGCTAATTTTGCATTTCTTATTGCGCTTGGTGGCGAGGTTTTTGAGCTTGCTGATGATCTTTCCATTTGTCTTGATAGTGATGGCATATACGGCATTGGAAGCGGAAGTTCGCTGGCTATCGGCGCGCTTAAAGCAGGAGCAAGCATGAAGAAAGCATTGGAAATAGCCGCCAATAAAGACCCATACACCGCACCACCATTTATGTATTACGAACAGGAGAGATGGCAATGATTAGACCTTTAGAAGATCGAGTTGTAGTTCAACTTGATGCAGTTGAGGAAAAGACAAGCTCAGGAATTATTCTTGTTGATTCAGCCAAAGAATTGCCAGCCGAGGGAACTGTTGTTGCAGTTGGCCCCGGCAGATATGAAAACGGTGTACGCATTGCCCAAGACCTTCAGGTTGGCGACAAAGTGACATTCCACCAGCACTCAGGCGTACCTATCAAGGTAGAAGGCGCTGACTACAAGATTTTCTTTGCCCGCGAGATTTACGGCGTTATTGGATAAGAAGATTGCAGACACAGTCCTAGCAAGGGCTAAGGGCTATTGTGAGCGATGTGGCTGCCCTTCGCATGACTTGGCGTTGCATCACCGAAAGTTAAAGAGCCGAGGCGGTAAAGATGAAGTTGTTAATCTTGTAGCAGTCTGTCATCAATGCCATAACCTCGGCACTTACTCAATACACCTACGACCTAAAGAGGCTACTGAAAAGGGCTGGATGGTCAGTCAATGGGACAACCCCGAGGATGTGCTTGTAAGCATCTTTGGTAAAAATCCTGTAAGGTTAGATCAAGAAGGCAATTACATAGAAGGAGAGCAGGATGGCAACAATCACAGTAACGGGCGCAGTTGGTAAAGACCCTGAACTCAAGTTTATTAAAGGCAAGAACGGCGATTTCGCAGTAGCAAACTTTTCATTAGCTGATTCTCAACGCTTCAACAAAGGCGGGGAATGGCAAGACGGGTTGACCATTTGGTACGGCGTATCAGTAACAGGTCGTCAAGCAGAAGTTGTTGCAGATGCAGTTACTAAAGGTCAGAAGTTAGAAGTAACTGGCGAACTGCTTATTACTGAATACGATGCCAAAGATGGCACACGCAAGATTGCCTACGAGATCAAAGCAACAAAGATCACCGAACCACTTAAGGCGCAACAACGCCAAAAGGCAGCAATTCAAGATGAGCCTTCATGGGGTAGTTCATGGAACTCATGACATCTAAAGAAGTTCAAGAACACCTTGGCATCAAAGCCAATCACCTCTACCAGTTGCAGTATCGCAAGATTCTTGTTTGGGTAAAGCGTGAGGGCAAGAAAGTCTTTTACAACCGTGAAGATGTTGAGGCGGTAAAGGCAGCTCGTCAAAAGTGACTAAACGCGTTGTCATGTTTTCAGGTGGCATTGGTTCTTGGGCTACTGCCAAGATTGTTGCTGGGCGATATGGCACAGATGATTTGTATTTAGTATTTGCCGATGTCAAAGGCAATTCAACTGACCCCCATGTGGGCGAGGATGAGGATACTTACAAGTTCATTGAAGCAGCAGTTGAAAATGTCGGTGGCATTTATGTCTATCTCAACGAAGGGCGCGACATCTGGACATTGTTTGAAGAGCAAAAGTTTCTTGGCAATAACCGAGTTGCTAACTGCTCAAAACTATTAAAACAACGACCAGCTCGCAAATGGCTTAAAGAAAACTGCGACCCAGACGATACTGTTATTTATGTTGGAATTGATTGGACTGAAACCCATCGCTTGCCAGCAATCGTTAAAAACTACTTGCCCTACAAGGCAGAAGCGCCTTTAGCCGAACCCCCATACCGCGACAAAGATGAACTTATCCAATGGGCTAAAGATGAAGGCTTGCCAACACTTCGCCTTTATGAAATGGGCTTTGCCCACAATAATTGCGGTGGTGGATGTGTGCGCGCCGGGCAGGGGCAGTTTAAGAAGTTGCTTGAAGTCATGCCTGAACGCTTTGCCACATGGGAAGCCAAAGAACAACACCTTAGAAATGTTATTGGCAAGGATGTAGCAATCTTGAGCGAAGTAGTTGCCGGGGTTAAAAAACCTTTGCCGTTGATTGAGTTGCGCCGTAGAGCTGAAAACTCACCTACTATGATTGATGAGTGGGATATAGGCGGTTGTGCTTGCTTTGTAGATTTTGAGGATGAATCTGAATGAAGTGTGTGAATTGTCGGCGAGCATCTGAGTATTCTGTTTGTGATAGTTGCTGGCAATTTGCCATGTCTGAAGTTGTTAAGTTTCCTGAGCGCTACAAAGAGCTTGAAGCAGAGTTGCTACCAAGCAAGGGCAATCAAAGCGAGCGCGTTTCGGGTAGTGGAGAATCCTCACCGATACCAGTACGCTTAGAAACGCTACACCTACGAACGGGGGGAATTTCTGTGCCACTTATGGAGCATGAACAGAAGATGCGTGAGATTCGCCAAGAGATGAAGATTACTTGGCATGGCGAGCGCCGGATGGATGAACTTGCCCGAATCATCTTGACTACGCAATACATCTCTAAGCGCTCTGAGTGGATTCGTTCAGAGTACCCAGAAGCAGATAAGTTAGTCACGACAATTATTACAACGACCAGCAAGATCAAAATGGTCTTGGGTCACAAGTCAGAAGATATAGTCTTGGGTAAGTGTCCGACTGTTGGAGATGATGGAAAGCCTTGCGGTGCGAGCCTCAAGATCAATCCTCAGCAGTTGGAGCGCTCACTAGAAGTTAAGTGTCGAGTCTGCGATACCGTGTGGGATTCGACTAAATGGCGATTGCTAGGAAAGATGCTTGATGCCTAAGATTTCAGTTCAAGATGCTGCGTTGCTTTACAAAGTAAGCGAACGCACCATTTATCGCTGGATAGAAGCAAAAGGCATTAAATCTTACAGCGAACTATATGATCTTGATGCCTTACAAAATGCTTTTGATGAACTGCCTCATCGCAAGAAGTCTTGATTTGACCTTTGGAACTTTATATGTCATTATGTCTTAATAGTATGGGATTTCTAACCCAAGCGAAGGCTCAACGAAAGCGAGCCTATCTGTGGTCATAGTGTCTGGCGAAGTCACAATCGCCGAACTTGACGAAGCTATTGGCTATCTTAATGACCGCCTCAAAATTGACCAGTACGGAAACCGCATGGATTGGCGCAAACGCCAAACTATCCAAGAAGCGATAGACGACCTTTTGGATGAACGCCTCTTACTTACAAATACTGTAAGATGACAGGCATGGCTTACACGGAACAACAACGCGCAGACACCTTAATTGCGCTTGAAGCCAATGGCGGTAACATTAGCCTTACATCTGAGCAAACTGGAATCCCTAGACCAACGATCTATTCGTGGTTGTCAGATAACCTTACACTTAAAAGCGATCACGCCATTGCAACTGCTGAACTTATACCAGCAACCAGAGAAGCATTTAAGACTCGCCTCACAAGCCTAAGAGATAAAGTCTTAGGTCACCTAGAAGTCAATTTTGAAGATTTATCCGCTAGAGAATCAGTAGTTGCCCTTGGCATCCTGATTGATAAGGTCGAACTGCTTGAAGGCAACGCGACATCGAGAACCGCAGTCGTGGGAAGTGGTGAAACGATAGATGAAGCAATCACTAGAATCACCAACGAGCTTGAACTCCGCATTAATCGCAACACGGTACTTGAAGTGGAATCATCCACAAGCGGGGCTAGCGAGAGCGAACCAGAAACCACCACAGGGGAACTGGTCGAACTGGTTAGTGATGGCGGGCAGAGGATTTGGCAAGACTCGACTAGGAGCGGAGTGGCTAGCAGCCCAAGCGATTCGTAACGACAATGTTCGTTGCGCCATTATCGCTAGAACCTTTTCAGATGTACGAAATGTCTGCGTAGAAGGCGTATCTGGCATCTTAGGTATTTTGCGTGAGTACGATGCCCTTAAAGACTGGAACAAAGCCAACGGCATTATCACGCTCAAAAACGGCAGTATCATTCAGACCTTTTCGGCTGATACACCTGACTCCCTGCGTGGCCCACAGTTTCACTTCGGCTGGTGCGATGAGTTAGCAGCGTGGCAGTATGACGACACTTGGAATCAGTTTCAGTTCGGCTTACGCTTAGGTGAGCATCCTCAAACTGTCATCACGACAACGCCTCGCCCGACAAAACTCATTAAGTCTTTGCTCAACAATCCTTCAACAGTAGTCACTCGCGGCTCTAGCTTTGACAACGCCGAGAACCTCTCTAAGACTGCTTTGCTTGAGATGCAGAACCGCTACGCTAACACGCGGTTGGGAAGGCAAGAGTTATACGGGGAAGTTTTAGACGATAACCCCGGCGCGCTATGGAACAGGGCGATGATTGAGTCAGCCCGTATCAAGTCTGAAGATTTACCTTCACTCGTTCGCGTAGTTGTAGGCATTGACCCCGCCGTTACCTCGGGTGACGATTCAGACTCAACAGGTATTATCGTGGCTGGCATTTCAGCCGACAACAATTTTTATGTCTTAGCAGACGAAACAATCAAAGCATCACCGCAGGAATGGGCTACTAAAGCTGCTACTGCCTTTGATGCGTGGAAAGCAGACAGAATAATCGCCGAGGTCAATAACGGCGGCGATCTGGTTCTGCATCTTCTCTCTTCGGTTCGACCAAACATACCCGTCAAAAAAGTTACTGCTTCGCGGGGTAAAGCGGTTCGCGCCGAACCTATTTCAGCTCTTTACGAGCAAGGTCGCGTTCACCATGTTGGCTACTTCTCAGAACTAGAAGAGCAGATGTGTGAATGGGAACCGGGTATTAGTACGAAGTCACCAGACCGCATGGATGCTTTGGTTTGGGCATTGACTGAATTGAGTGAAGGCTCAGCATCTTTAACAAGTCTGTCGGCTCTCGGCAAACTTTGTCCTGCTTGTTCCTTCCCCAATATCAAAACTGCTGGCGTTTGTATGAAATGCGGCTCAATCATTTAGG